CCATCTTGTACTCCATCCAGACACCATCCTCCTTGTAGAGGTGGGTGTCAGCGTCGTGCACGCGGAAGATCTTGTCCTCGGCAGCTTTGCGGCGTGCCGCGGCAGCTTCGTTGTGGCCGGTTTCGTTCTCGACATAGTTCGTGCAGATGATGCCGGTGACCGGGTGGACGTAGATGTTCTGGCGACGGATGTTGTCGGTCGGCTCGATCGGCTCCCAACCACGCCAGCTCTTTTCGAGGACGACACCATCTTCACCCATGCGGGTCTTCAGTTCGATGAAGTCGCGGAGGACGTGCTCGTGGACGTGGTAGAGTTGTTGGCTGCGCTTGTCGAAGAGCTCGCAGAGCTCGGCGTAGACGTCGGACCAGAGGCGGCCGACTTGCTTCTGCATGAAGCGGCGCAGAGGTTGGATGTGGTCGCCGAAGGACTTGCGCTGCTGGAACGTGCGGCGACGCTGTGTCTTCATCGACTCCTTGCCACCGGAAAACTCCTCGTCGAACGTCGCGTTGTTCTTGGAGCGGCGCACTTCGGTGAAGCGCAGGCGGCTGCCACGACGCGGGTCCGTGGTGAGGACGCGGTGAAAATCTTCTCTCATGGTTTCTCCTTAGTTAACCTAATTCGTACACATGAGACCTCCTATAATTGGGGTTGAACGGGACATGATTACATGTTCTCGAAAGCGTAGGTGAGGATGGTGTCCGCAGCTCCGTAGAGCTCGTGATCTTCCTCGTCGTACTCACCACACAGGAACTCGTCGAGGAAGTCGGAGTCCATGCTTGCAAGCTGGAGTTCCGCCGTTCCGATTTGGCCGTCGGTGTGGTTGTAGTTGATCTTGGGCCAGATACCAGCGAGGAGCTGCTCCTCGGTAACACCACGACGGACCAGGCCGTTGTCGTAGGCGATCTCGATGATCGCCTCCTTCAGATTGGGGTACTTGTTGATATCGAGCATAGAGTAATTATAGCACGGGCAGATCCGGCTGTACACTCTTTTTGCGAAAGAAGCCGGCGTGAAGGTCCCTGATCGCCTGCACCTCAGCTTCACGGTAGCCGGGCGCGTAGTCAGGGTACAGGAAGTTGACAGCTTGACGGCCGTTCACCTTCGGAAAGACCTTGAAGTCGTGCGTCGCGTTGTACAGATCAAGGTAGCTCTCTATTTCATCTGGTGAAAGATCAGGAATGTCGGGGCTCGTGTTGATGATTTTCATTCCATAACCTGTGTTGTTGATGATCATCAGTTCTGTCCGATCAGATCGTCATGCAGGAAGCCGAGGTCCTCGCCGAAGTGGGACACCATGCGGTCCCGCTCGTGGTACGTCTCGAAGCGGAGAGCCCAACTCCAGTCGTCATTTCCCTTGAAGAAGGCGATCGCTGGCTTGGACGAGTTGACCATGAAGGACTCGGTCCGATCCTGCACGAACTTCTTCTGCCACTTGTCGCCGTCGAGCCAGAAGTCGGTCTGCTGGTCGTTGAAGAAGACAGGTAGAACCCAGCACTCGACGCCATCCACCTTCGCCTTCGAGCAGATGTTCACGAAGGCGTTGTGAGGGGGCTTGTCCCACGTTTTCCAGTCGGGCTCCGCGTCTGGTATGGTGATCGTGATGAAACCGGCCAGCTTGAAGTCCTTGCGGAAGGTCTTGAAGTAGTCGCTGATCTCGACTCGACGAGGGTCAATGAGCATGTTACGCACGTGTCACCCATCCAAAAGAGAGCATGTACATCGATTCGTTCGACCACATCATGTCAACCGTGGTCAAGCTGTGGCTGTAGATGTCCGGCCGAAAGTAGACGATGCGTCCACCAAGCCAGGACTTGTACGGGCCAGAGCAGCGGAAGCGACCCGTACCAATGCACGGCGACCTCACCGTGATGTTGAGGCGATGGTGCTTGAGACCGCTGCTGACTGGGTCCACGTGACATGGTATCGAGGACTTGTCAGGGAACTTCAGCAGGTAGAAGTCGAACGTCTTCCCCAGCAGGAGCGGCAGCTTGCTGTACTCGGCCTCTTGGCGACCGTGGATCCATTTCCAGAGTTTCATGGTATGCAGAGAATGCTGCGTCCGCAGAAGTTACCTTCAGCCGAAAATTCTTCGACTTCGTAGAGGAGGTCGTAGCGTTCTTCACACCGTCGGCAGCAGGCACTGTAGACGATTCCCCTGCGCTCGTCATAGTGCCAGCCGAGGTCGGCGTAGCCGTCATTGAACAGCTCGCACTTCGCGTCCGCCTCAGCTTCGGCTGTGTCGAACTGCTTGATCAGACGGCTCAGAGACGTCATACCGGAAACCAGAACAGCTTCATGGTCCGTGGACGAACAGCGCGCAGCTTCTCGGACACGGCAGCCGAGCTGCGACCGAACGACCAGGCCACGAACGACATGTCGTCGTACGAGAACTTCTGGCCCTGCTTCATGTCGACGATGTCGTTGATCATGTCAACCACGTCATCGAGCTCTGCTTCGGTCCACTTGGCACCGCCACGAGGAGTCGGTGCGTACTTGGCCCATTCGCCGCCGTCGAGGCAGCGGTCGCGCTGGCGCTCCTTGTCGGCCGCCTTCATCCGCTTGGTGATGGCGATCGCGATTTCCTTGTTTTGGCTGTAGCTCATACGATGTGGAACTCGTTGATGACGTTGAAGATGGCAGTGGGAAGCTGCGAGCCGAAGAGGCCGTGCGTGAGCGACGTGACCGTGTCGATCTCGAAGACCTGCACGGTGTACGTGTCCTCGACATCGTCGATGTCGTAATTCGCTTCGAGCCAGACGGAGATGGCGAGCTCGCCCAACTGGAGGAAGTCGACGAACTCGAACGTCGAAGTCCCGCCCAGGTAGTCGACGAACTCGTCGCCGTCGGTGATCTCAGGAAAGTTCGTCATACCGAGGTGGGTCTGCGGGTCACCTTCCTCGTTCAACACGACGTACGTGCCGAGGTCCTTGTCCTGGATGAACTTCATTCCTTGATCTCCTTCTCGGCGTCGCGCTTGTTCCGGGCGCGTTCGATGTGGCGATCCTTGCGCTTCAGCGATGCGACCTGCTTGCGGCGGTTGCCGTAGCGCTCGCCTCGTTCCTGCTGCCACTGCGGGCGAAGTTCGGGAGTCATGCGGTGTTCAGGGTCGCGCCCTGCTCCTTGGTGATTTCACGTTCACGACGGTGGGCTTCCGCCTTACCGCGAATGGTTTCGAGCACCTCGACGACGAAGGCCTCGGCACCGTGCTGGCGAATGGCCTTGCACAGGGTCCAGTCCTTGTTCTGCGTGAGGGCGCGAGTGACGTGCCGTTGCCAACGGCCAGCGACCGCCTTCTTCGGAGTCATGCCCGAGCAAACGGTCATGCCGATGTAGAGCTCGCCGGTGAGGAGACACGTCAAGCGGTAGATCGCGTGACTGCGATCCGACCGCTTCTTTCGCTTTTGCTTGATGGTGTCCATGAGTCATTATAACAACGACCCATGTAGATGTACACCTTACTGCGTAGGTGGCTTGCGGTTATCGTTCGCAGCAGGCTTCTTTGGAGTGGGAGCTTCAGCTTGAGGAGCGGCCTTGCCAATCACCTCAGCGATGTCTCGAAGTTCGGCCGTCATGTACGGGAACAGGAGGTTGAGCGCCTGAGTGGCGTCACCTGCGCGGTACTCACGCGTGGCCTTGATCTTACGTGACAGCAGGTCAACGAAGTCGCCAGTGTTCAACTCACCCTTGTCGTTCACCGTGATGAGGCGCTTGAAGAAGTCGGCTTCCTTGCGAACGAACTGAGCGAGCTGACGTGGTGGCTGACGGAACTGGTACTTGCGACCTTGACGAACGTATGCGTCAGCCTGGGCGGTCTTGATCTTTCCACTCGCAACCAGTGCTGAGTTGAGCTTCGTGGTCAGACCGTCGATGTCATCAGCCAACTTGCTGAAGACCGCCTTGGCACTTGCCAAGTCATCAGCGCTCTTGATGACCTTGTTGAAGTCGTCGGTTTGGCCATAGAACGGAAACTGAGTGAAGAACTTGCCGAGGTAGTCACGAGTGAAGTCAACGACTGCATTTGACGCGGCCTTCTTCTGAGCTGAGTTCTGCTTCTCAATCGCATCGTACTTCTTGTCGATGGCCGCGCGGCGGGCACGACCATCCGCGATGCCCGCCTTGATCGTGTCGATGATTCCAGCTTCCTGGAGCTCGACCATTTCCTTGAGTACCTTGAAGGACATTATTGACCTGCGTCGTCGCCTGTGCTATCATCAGACGTGTCGTCCATTGAACCCTTTGCAGGTTGACCAGACTTGCTGACCGGTGAACCTGAACCAGATGCACGATCGAACTCACGGTCGATGTCAGTGAGGGCGTCTTCAAGAGACGTGATGGCAGCGATTGCGTCCTTGGCTGGGCCTTCAGTCGAAGAGTCGTTCTGACGATCGAAGGTCTGCATGTAGTCGATCCACTTCGGGTTCTTCATGACCTTCTTCATCTTGGTGATCTGTGTGAGAAGGTCGTAGAACTCATCCGAAAACTCGCTCTGGTCGCCGTACTGACGGGCTTCTTGGAAGAAGCCATTGCCTGGACGGCTCTCGTTCAGGCTGACGAGTTCTTTGAGGTGGGTAAAAGCCATTGGGTGTTCTCCGTTATGTGGGGTATTTATTGGCCCGGGCAAGAGAAAGGGCTCTACGAGGGAGCCCTTTACTTGGTGCTATCTAGCCACTAATGCTATTATCCGTGCGCGCGCTCAGCGAGAGCCTCCATTTGGCCAGCTCACTTCTTGCCCTTGTAAGCAGCTGCTGCGGCTTCGACCTTGGCAAGAGAACCCTTGCCCTTCATCGGTGCCTTGCCCTTGCCGACGGCAACAGGTGGCTCAGCCTTGACCTTGACTCGCTTGGCATCTGGCGCACCGAGAGCGGCTGCCTTGCCGTTCTTCTTCTCGCCAGCGGCTACGCGTGGGTCTTCGTTGTCGGTGAGAGCCTTGGCCTTGTGGCGACGTGCTTCGTCGAGGTCAGCCTTGGCACCCTTCGTGGATGGGCGCTCTGCGTCCGCAACCTTCTTTGCACGAGGTGCACCAAAGCGCTTCGCGTCATCGTCCTTGTCGCCATCGTCGTCCATGTCGACTGGCTTCTTCTTGTGGCGCTTGGCTTCTGCGAGGGCTTGCAGCTTCTTGAGTTCGAATTCCATCTAGTGTCTCCTTAGGATTGGAGACCTATTTATTGGAGTGGGCAGACCTCTGCATGAAGTTTGTTCACGTTCTTCATCGTCCGCTCCCAGATCTGTGAGACGTAGGAGTGGTTTGCAGGGAGTGGGAACGTGACTTGATCTTCGGCCTGCACCTGAGCGATCGGCGCCAAAAACTGGTTGAGGTCAGCCTTTGGCCAGGCCTTGTGCTCAAAGTCAAAGATGGCCGTTTCACCAGTGACCGTGTCGATCAGGATCTTGGTGAACTTCTCAGGCACGACCTCACCTGCTGGAATGTGCTGGCTCGTGGGGCCGTACTGGGCCGAGATGTAGATCTGAATCGGATGGCCGCGCGTGACCGCCCAGCCGCGAGTCGAGTCCTCGAGCTTCTTCCAGACGCCACGATTGAACTGAGCGAACTGCACCCACATGTTCGTCATGAGGAATGACTGCTGCTCGCTGAGGTCTGACCAGCGTTGGTCGAAGTCGTTCACGCCGTGACCAAGGTCGATGCCGTACACCGTGCCATCCGGCCGCTTGATGAGAACCCCTGCGAAGTCCTTCGGGTTTCCAGACTGTGGAACGGAGTCGTCATGTGCGAACGCGTTCGACCGCTTCGAGCAGCCAGTGGCGTGCTCGGGAGTCAGGACGTAGGCTTCCCACACGGGCGTCTTGTTGACGGTGTCGTAAGCTGTCACGTAGCCAGCGCGACACACGATCGTAACGTTTGGCTTCGTAGTCGTCGGGAACCCGTAGAGGGCCTGAGACTTGCACTGGTCCAGTGGAAGTGGCGCAACTTGTGGCAGACGAGCGGCGCTCGCGTTGGCACCGGCCACGAGTGCGAGTAGGGCAAGCAGCTTATTCATAGATCAGCTCCGGGTTGTCGAGCTCCTCATGGCGCGCGACAAGTTCAAGGTAGGCCTGCTCGTTCGAAACTGGCCAGCGGAAGTTGTAGATCTTCGAGAGAGACGGGCCCTCGATGTTGATGTTCCAGTTCTTTGCACGGGATGGCATGAAGTGGTACGCTTCAAGCAGCAGCGCGTACATGTCAGCCCAAGCCACGACGATCAGACCAAACTCCCACATTTCAGGGTGCTTGATCGGTCCGCTCATGAGGCCCTCAGGGCCGTAGCCGAGCTGGAACTTCTTGTACATCGCTGCATCCCAGATGAGCTCGTACTTCTTGTACGCCTCGTAGACGCCAGGCAGGCGCTTCACTGGAGTTGGAAGGTCAACGAGGATGTACTCGGCGTAGTCGTGCATGAGACCGTGGCGGGTGTACATGCGACGATGCGTGTCCATGCCTTCACTTGAGAACTGAATGTGCTTGTCGAGCGCGCGGCTCCACTTGTCGCAGCTTTCGTTGGTCTTCTCTGAAGCCTTGCGCCCATTCAGAGCCAGCTTGAACTGCTCCTCCAGGTAGCGACGAAACTGTCCATACAGCTCAGTGTCGGGCGTGAGCGCCTCCTCCACGTAGCGTGAGACCATCACCGTGTGCTGGGCAACGGTGTAGGGGATCTTGCTCATCGTGTGTCCAGCGTAGCGCGACTGTCGGCTGATTGCCCAGGCAATGTCGTGAAGGTGGATCTTCTCCAGCTCCGGGTCCGTGAGGTCGATGAACTCACCACCGACCGTCTCAGTCATGGTTGCTGTAACGAGTCCTGATGTCATTTACTTCCTTAGCGCCAGTAGGCGAATGTCATTGGCTTCCCAGAAAGTTCGCTCATAGATCTCGAGCTCGCTCCACAGTTCATCTGTTTCCGGGTCGTATGTAACTGGTCCAAAGATCTCGAGGTTCGAGAAGTCATGGGCCCAGATGTTGAACTTGTCGCTCTTGATAAGCGACTTCCACATCGCTCGTCCAGTCTTTGACTGTTGGCTGCCAGAAGCGAGCAGCACGCCGTCGTGGATCACGGCAGAGTAGAGCTTTGTGCCCAGCCCTCGACCTCGCCACGCTGTGAAGATGTACGACTGCGCCACCTCCCAGCAGTTCCAATTCGTCTTCTGCGCTAGGAACAGCCAGCCTTGAATTTCAAACGTACCATGTGGCTTGCGTGCAAGGACGTAGATCCAGTTCGTGTGTCCCCATGGACCACGTACAAACATCTTGTAGACTGGCTTGCCGAGAAGCTTCTCGTAGTTACCCTTTTGAAAGTTCCTGACGATGACGTCAAAGATGGGTTTCCAATGTTCTTGCGTAATGGGGGCGTCGACTCTTAGCATTACCACTTTTCTGCTGGGCACTCGGCAGGCAGCACTTTTGTTTTCATGTCGAGCTGGCAGTTGCACAGCGCGCACGTTCTTGTTCCAGCCCTGAACGACGGGCATACCTCACACACCTTGATGCGCTCGCGCGCCAGCTCCTCAGAGGAGAGCTGAAGACGACCAGCGATCAAGTCCCTTGCGATCTCACGAAGGCCGTAGCTCATGGAATGGCCTTCAGTAGGACGGCAACAAAGAGCGTCATGATCAACAGCATGACCATGACACCACCGAAAATGAGTGCGACGTAGTCACCGTACCTTGAAAGAAACGGTGTCACGCCGTAGATGAGCGCAAGCTCGATGACGATGGCAACGAAGTATGGAGTCACCGACGCAGCACTCCCAGTGGAAGGGATCCTGGACGCGCCCACGGGCAGTGGGTCTCCCACATGTTCTGCGCCACGTCCGGCTTTGCTGAGTGCAGCGCGCCGATCAGCCGCTCGATTTCCTTGAGCTTCTTCTGGCCCCGGTCCATGCGCAGCTCATCTGTCGCGTCAAGGTCGAAGTTCCAGTCCATGCCCTCAAGGGCCCTCTGTGTCCTCACCGCCAGAGTCGGTTCGTGAATGAGTTCGTGCAGCTTCATTTCGTTTCCTCTGGATCAAAAGAAAAAGTACCACCACCGTAGCGATGACGCCGACGGTTAGGCACACGTATGCGATCAGGTAGATCAGTGGGAGAACCGTCACCGCGTACAGCAACAACATTAACGCGTGGACGATTTCCATGTCAGTCGTTCTGGTCGAGGTGAATGAACTGGTCCGGCATGTTCCAATCTGCTGGAAAGTCACCAGGCTCGGTTTCGACAATGACTGGCATGCTCGGCTCGTAGTAGTCGCTGGTGAACACGTCCATGTTGATCGAGCCAGGGTTCGACGCGGCAAATTCCACGAGCATGTTGATGTATTCGTCCAGTGTCATCAGCCTCTCCGCTTGTTTCCTCGGAGCTGGTTTGCCAGCTCCTCTTCAGTGACGAACACGTCGCCACCCTTGTTGTACGCTGGAGCGATGTTGAACCTACGCTCCCTGGCAATGCGCTCACGTTCGATGAGCTCTTCATTGCCCTTGTATTCGATCTCAGGGCGGATCACCTTCTTGGTGCCACCGCCCACGCCCATCGGCACGGATTGAACGACGACACCGTCGATCACCTGCCTCTTGACAACACCAACGACCGGACTCGGAGCCGCTTTCTTGGCTCCCTTCCACTTGCTCGTGCTGAAGGCCTTCATTGAGTTGATCCCAGCAAGCCACTCGGCTTCCTGTTGCCGGGCTGCTTGCCAGCCCGGCTTCTTCTTGTCGTGCTTCTTCGCACCACCACCCGTGTAAATCATCTTACCCATACGAAAACGGCTCCTTACGTATGATTCATTTTATCACACGCTAAGGAGCCGTTGAAAGAGATGAGTGGTCGCTAACGACCTAGAGGATCACTCGGCCTTCGAGTCTTCCTTCGCCTTGCCGATGTGGAAGCTGCCGATGATGCCGGCGAAGTGCTCAGCCGTGTCGTGCAGGTGTTCCATCATGAGCATGTTGTTGTGCTTCAGGTGGTCGAGGATGACGCCATTCATGCCGTTCGGGTGCTCGGCCGCTTCCTTCTCGAGGCGCTGCTGGTAGGCGATGGCCTTGTCACGCTGCTCGCCGGCGAGGGAGTTGATGTGATCCCACAGCGCCTTCGTGGCGGTAGTGACCGCGTCAGCTGCTTCGGTGATGGCCTTGATCGGAGGTTGTCCCATGGTAAAGTTCCAAAGTTGAGAAAGTGGTTACTGAATGATCAGCTTTTGGTTGGAGCAGCAGTCGACCAGTTCTGCGTAGACGGCCGGCTCCACGTTGATGCAACCCTTGGTGATGTGCCTCACCTTCGGGTCCTTCGACTTGATTCGCTGCTCGCGGTGCTCCCACGGTCGTAGCAGCCAAACCCGGTGAATGGCGAAGATTTCACCATCCTTTGAGTCTTCCTTGAACTGAAGAACGTCGCCGCCGTAGCCGGGACTCTCAACGAGCCGCTGCTGAAGCGTGTACTCACCACGTGGTGTTGCTGCACCAATGAGGGCATTGTGGCACTCTTGCGGAGCGTCTGGTGCCTTCGTGAAGCAGATGGTGGCAAGCAGGATTGAGACGACGACGGTCATGTGTGATGCACGATCAGAAGGTAGCAGATGAAGAGCAGTGACATGATCGCCACTGCTGCACCTGGGAAGACAAAGAAAAGGAGCCACAGTCCCAGTGGCCCTGAGGTCCGATTGCCGTCATCACGACCTGCAACGAGTATCCCGATAAGGGGCCAGACGATGCCAATGATCAGTGCGATAACGGCGTAGACCACATTATTCCTTCATCTTCTTGACGGGAACTTCCTTGAGGATCACGGGACCTGGGACGACCACGACGGTCGACTTGGCAGGTTCAACGATCTTCGGCGTGAAGAACAGGTACTCGGCGCGGTAGATGCCGTCGAAGTGGTAGCCTTCGCACTTCAGCGCATTGCCGACGTGGACGCATGGAACTTCGATGATCCGCGGCCAGATGGTCGCTGCGGTCGGGTAGTACGGCAGGTACTGCGGTGCGTGGAAGATGTCGTTCTCGAGAACGGGTTGGGCTTGTTCCCAGCCGTATTGGCCTGGGGTGCCGGACCCGAGGGTCTCGCGTTCGATACCGACGACAGGGGCGGTGACGGTCTGGGCAGAAGCCGCCGTAACGGCGACTGCCATGACGGCAAACAGAAGATGCTTCATCATGGCGTCAGCTCCTTATTCCTTGACCGGAAGGCCGAGGCGGCGACGAACGATCGGGTCGTTGCCCGTGTAGACCGATGAGTCAGCTGCGGGAGCGGCTGGCGTGGTCACGACGGTCGTCGTGGTGGCACCTGCGTTGTAGGCCTGGCCACGAGCGCGCAGGGTCTGCGGGCAGGTGAAGCCGGTCATCTCGAGTGCTTCGCGGTTTTCCGCGTCCATGCACATGCGAGCCATTGCAGCGCCCTTCATGCCCATGTTCCACAGTTCACGCGCGTTCTTCAGCATCACGCAGTTGGCGTCCGTGTAGGT